TGGATTATTCATAGTAATTGTATTTCCCATTCCATTTCCATGAACTGTGCAGTAGTACCTTAAATCACTAGGAGCAGAAGGATATGCTGGCTGATAGGTTACTGTAGCTCCTGCATTTCCAGCAGTTCCAGATACAGTTGTAGTCTGTGCTCCTCCAGCATCAGATTTTATTGCTAAAGGGTGTCCACTATTTGAAGCGTCTGCCTGATTGAATATATAAGTAGAACCTCTTTTCATTGTAAGAACAGGATTATTAGAACCATTAATTGCAAAGATATTGGAACCGCCTACATTGACTACTGTTACTGTATAGGTTACAGTTTCGGCATCTGCTGGGTCAGCAATAGTTGTAGTTGATGAAGTTGTAGTAGTTACTGGTTCAAAGTTAGTATCATCCAAGTATTTCATCATTGTGACTATACGAACAAACTTACAATTATTTAAATCGTTCTTTGGTGTAACTGTATTTGCAGCAATCATTAAAGCTGTAAAATTTGAATTTAAATTACTTATTCTTACTGTTGGTCTTGGTAGTTTTGTTCTTGTTGCTGCATACTCAAAGCCATTTGCTTCCATAGGAATTGGTAAATAAGTATTACCTTGAAAAACAATGTTATTAAAATTATTCGTACCAACACCACTATAAAATCTTTTTACGTCACTACTTCCATGAATTGCCTGTACCAAATGAAATTCAAACAATTCAATCTTGGCACTAGGATTTATTTTTTGTAGTTCATCTGTAGGTATTGCCATTAGGGTTCAAACACCTCTCTAAATGTTGCGTTGATGATAGCTCGATTAACATAGGGGATAGATTTTGACCAATTTTCGCAAACAAATTTCATTGAACTACTTTCACCTGAAGGAGTGAAATCGAAACTTGCTTGATCTATTGCCCTTGCATCTAAAAATGTTTCTATTGTATCTGAATCTGCTTCACTAACATTAAATATAAGAGTAAACACTTTAGGATTTTTATGAGCAGCTATACCTATCATCTGACGCTGTTCGTAACCATCAGCAAACTTTACAATATTTGCATTAGGTCTACTTAACTTTTTAAAACCTTGATATTGAGGAGTAAATGATGGAAATGTTGCCATAATTATGCGTTAGATAAAAGCCCTCCAGCACGTTGCTGGTTGATGAGTTCGGCTTGAATTGCTGCTGCTAAAGCATTACCAAACTCGTTAGCCTGTCCTTCATTACCTTCGACAGAAGAACCAGAAGCATCTACGTTTACAACGATATTTGTTGAACCACCAAGAGAATGATTAGGTGTAATCGTTCCAGCTACACCTGGAGTAAACAGTTCTGGACCACGTTCTCCTACGATTGAAGGTTTGCCAACAGGAGGTCTGCCTCCATTTGCAAAACCAAGAAACGGACTTACTGTACTGGGTGGACCAGAAAAAGGATTAGCCATCCCGTCTAAAAGGCTTAATCCATTAAAACCGCCACCAAATGCACCTGCTATGCCCTGACCTAACATTCCCAGTAAGCTTTTTTGAACTTGGTTAGCGAGTATTTTTGCAGCAGTAGCAGCAAAATGATTTGCTATACCATTTAACATATTTCTAAAAGCATCATTGACACTCATAGTTCCACCAATAATACCCATAAAGGATCTTTCAAATGATTGTGAAATGTTCTGTGCTAAAGCAACAACTTGAGATCCACGATCCATCAGCACTCTCATTTGTTGATCTAACTGGATCGTTTGAGCTTCTATAGGATCTGCTAATCTTTGAGCATTTTCAAAAATCTGCTGCTGTAAATCTACTTCAGCAGTTAATTTTTCAATTTTTAAGTCTAGTTCATTATTTGTATCTAGTAATGCTTGCTTTTTCAGTAAATCTAGCTCTTTACTTTTTAAATCCAGCTTATTACGTTCTCTTTTTACTGTTAATTCATTTGAATTTAAACTAAATCTTTGTTTTTCTATGTTTAATGCTTGTTGTAGGGGTAATATTTCTTTATTAAATTCCGTCTGCCCAGCTAGAGCGTTTAAAGTTGAAATTTTGTTTGCTTCAGGAATGGTATTTCCATTCGCATCAGTTCTTCTTCCATCAAATTGTTTCGGGTCAATTTTATTTATGCCCTTATTTAAAACTTCACTGGGATTACCGCCAGGTCCAAATAAAATAAAATCAGTTATAGGTTTAATTTTATTACCTATTGATCCAAAAGGTATTTTATTTAAAGCATCAATTATAGGTAACAGTACTTCTGCTCCTAGTAATTGAAGTTTCAGTCCAAAAGTAGCTAATGATTTATTCATTTCATTTATTTCTTCAGCAGCATCTTTTAGCATTTCAGGAGTCTTACCTGTTTGTTTAGTAAACTCCTCCATCAATAAGGCAGACGCAGATGAAGTTAAGCCTAATTTTTCTAACCTTAACGCTAATCTTCCTGCAGGATCATTAGTTAAACCTAATTTTTCAACAAGTGCTCCTATGTTTTCAGTAGGTCTGGATAAAACATTACCAAGATCTCCTATTGCTTTTGTAAAAGCAGTTAATGATTGAAGTGCTGCTGTAGCTGCTATACCTCCTGCAAAACCTCCCGTTTGGCCTCCAATAGCTGCTCCGATTCCACCACCAAGTCCACCAGCTAATGCTCCTGCTGGACCTTGACCAAATAGTAAAGGAAAACCACCACTAATTAATGCACTAGATAAGATACCTTTTGGTCTGCCTTGATTTCCTAAAAATGCAGGAGAGCCAGGTAATGTTGTTGATCCTCTGATGGGAGATCTAGGTCCACCCATTCTTGCTGAATTAGCAAGTTGAGCAGGAGAACCCGTTATAAATCTAGAACCACCGATAGGAGAACTTAATCCACCAGAAAAACCCATCTGTGCTGGAGATCCCATCATAAACTTAGAACCTCCTATTGGAGATGCCAGTTGTCTCTGTAGCTTTAATTGGGCTGCTTTACTCTTAGTTGTATTTTCAGTAGCCTTTAAAATTATTTGTTCTTTTTTTATTTCTTTATCTGATAAAAGTAAAGACTTTCTAGCTAAATCAAACTCAAATTTTTTCGCTTTATTTATACCATCTGTTATTTGAAGGTTAATTGCTTCAAAATTAATACCCTTCTTTTTAAGAGGTAGGGCTTTTAGTGTTAATCCTAAACCTTGATTTTGCAGACGAAGAGATTGGTTTTCTAACTTTAACTGTTTCTCTGCATCTGATAAAGCTGCCTTAGATCCTTTTGATTGTTTTTTACCTAAATTGCCTATTCCATCGCCTATTGTTTTTAAATCTTTTTTAACTTGGGCGGTATTTAATTTTATATTTACGCTATATTCGGATGCCACTGAATTTTGCGGAATACACAGATATTAGAAGTTTAGCGTACTTTACGGACTTGGGCTTGTCTTTTTGCTTTTTCCATAGCCTCATCTTCTCTTTCAGACTTTATTTGAAAGTAAGCACTCCAAGCTACTAGTTCTTGTAAGGACATTTTTTCTCTTATTTCTCTATGGGTATAACCTAGTTTTTCAGCTATAAAAAACTGCAAAAATATTAAGTTTTCTTTTTTAAGTTGTGCTTTTTACGGCATCGGGGCTGACCTCCTCGCCCATACTTTGCATCTTAGTCATTATGTCCAATAAAACTGATAAAGGTATTTCTCTTCTTAGTGATGGTAAGTCTCCTGCTGTAAACATTTTTGCACCTGATTCATCTTCAGCTTTTGTAACAATAACTTGAAGTGCAAAGTCAAGACTTCCTTCTTCCTGGCCCTTGTTCATAGCTATTAGTGTACTGTTTATAGTATCTCTATCGGCTATTGTAAGGGGCGACCAAAAGATCTTTAGAATCAGTTCTTCTCCCTTAAAAATAGAGTAGCTACTACGTTCTTCGACACTAAAGGCTTGCTTCAGTTTGTCTATTGCTCTTGCTGGTGACATAAAAAATTATACTTACTCTTGTAGTATAACTTAAAGTATAAATTTAAGCACTCGTACCCTTGTGCATTGTGTAATTACGCTTTGGCTTGAATCCTACTATTTGAAATCCATTATTAATATCTTTTTCTAAAAAGTTATTTTGCAAATAAACATAGTACCAAAAAGGAGTATTTGGCTTTGGAGTAGTTTTTCTTCCCTCTGAAAACAAGTCTTCATACATTTTTCCGTCATATGGACTGACCATTGCATTGATTACAAATCCTGCGTACTCAGCTTTGTTACCTACATAAATTGCTTTAACTAAAGAAGTGTATATTGGTTTTTGTCTTCTTGGTGCTTGTCTACTTGTTTTTTGTGGATCTATATTGTTATCTTTTCGTGGAATAGTAGGAATAACTGGAGCACCTTTTATTTGCCAAGCGGTGTTAAACGTTCCAGTAAACCAAGGGCTTCGATTTTGAAGGGAAAAATGAATTTCTGATGCTGCTTCTGCTCTACCTTTTACAATTAACGCTGCTAAGTCATTTGGTAAGTGTTTTAAATCCTTTACTTTACGCATTTGCTGTAAAATCGCAATTCAATACACTCATAAAGTGACTTTGATCTTCAGTTACTACTGATGACGGACCACTAATTTCACTTACTCTAGGAGATACAGAAAATGTATCTGTGTATGTGGACTTATTTACAGAAGTTAATCCTGTTATTAGTAATTCAGCTATAGCAGAGGCAGTAGCACTTCCTTTGTTAGAAGGAGTCATAACTGCACATCTTATAGTTCCTGCATAATAAGAGGCTGCGTCAC